GCTGGAGCAGGTTGCATGGAGTCAGGCACTGTCTCAAAAGGAGTATCGCCCCCAGTATTATTCACAACTACTGTAAGAGGCTCTGTCCTATCGGGTCTTGGGTCTGCTAGTGCTATTGCATCCCCTCTATACCTTAATGGTTCAATCTGTGGTTCTTTTGGCTCATAGTCTTCTGGGCAGACCATAAACCCACGCCAATTCTTTTTTAAATCACGGTAAGAATATCGTTGTCCACAATAATCGCAGATCCCATATGAAAACTTACCTGTCGCTGTAGCCATTACGCACCTACTTGCGGTACAACATTGAAACTAGCAGTATCCCTATCTTCTTCCGCCGCACGTTTAAAGTCTTCTTCATAAATCTGCTTTAACGGACCTGTTCTATCTGGCGAATACTTCATCGAAATCATATAAGCCAGCCCAGAGGCTAAACAAGGCAAGAACCTAAAGTTCACATCGCTTGTATTAGTGTAACCCCCAGCATCGTCCATGCGCCTAATTCGATAATAAAGTAGCGTATAGTCTTTGTCCGCTGACGGATACAGGTAAACAGTCGGGGTGTTGCTTCTTTCCACGTAATACTGGGAAGGCCTCGCTTGAGTCAACTTGTTAGGAAGATTCAGGTATTCCGCCCTGCCAATCCGATCAATGCTGATATCCTGCTGTTGACCGTTAATTGTCTGGCGAATCACCGCCGACAAGACATTTACAGTATCTGTTCCAACCGCAACGCTACCATCACCCTGGGACAATGGCTGTGTGGCCTGCTCTACGGTCCACAGGTTCAATCCCCTGTTTGCCCAGTCTAAGAACAAAAGGTTCAAAGAACGTCGCGCAGAGGTGAGCTGATAGCCCTCTGTAACCTGCATGCCACATCTTTCGAAGGCTTCTTCGATTAAGTCGTCAATAGACAGGTTAAAATCTGTAGTTCCTGAAGTCGCCATTATTTACAGCCTGCGTAGCCACCTTTTTTGTATTTTTTCATCATTCCGCCACCCATTTTTTTAACGGGCTTTGCCATGCCACCGTCTTTCATCATGACAGCTACCTTCGTAGAAGGCTTTGAAGTCATCTTGTTGCGAGCACCAGAACTTACACATCCACCGCCTTTGGTAGCGGCTCCCATTCCACGTCCAGCCATTTTACTTACCTCGTTGAGTTTTCATCTGTGCAGTTTTTGACAACTGCGTAAATTTAAACAATTTTTTAGAGTTCTTACCCATTCTCGCTCCTGACATGACAGTACCGTCTGAGTGCGTGTGGGTGCTTCCCTTATGTTCCGTGCCATTGCGTAAAAAATACTTCATTTCTTTCGATGCCTTCTTGTCTTGTTAGCCACTTTTTTTGGCTGTTTAGACACTTGCTTACCCTTTGCAGTATCCGCCCTTTTCTTTCGAGTAGTTGCGGCGTACTCCTTACTGCTAAGAGCCTTTATAGCCTTTTCGGGCAGATATCGCTCTCCTGTGGCTTTTGGACCCTGCGTCGATGGTTTACCACTTTTGGTACGCCATTTCTGCTCGGTCCACTTCTTCAAAGACTGCTGTGGCTTTTTAAGTCCTGGTGTTCTTTTTCTTGGATTAGGCATTATGTTTTATACCCGCCACCTTTAGCTTTGTACTGCTTTGCCAACATCTGGGCTTTCCTAGCAGACCACTGTCCTGGTTTTCCGCCTTTACCCCCAGACTTTATCTGAGAAAACAACTGCTTGCGCAGTGATGGCTTGGTATAGTTACCTGCCTCGTTTACCCTAGATTTAGCCTTTGCTGGGGCTTTTTTAGCCCTAGGCATTTAACACCTCCAACGCTTTCTGGCCTGTCGTAACCTACTGTTTGGATCTTTCGCCGCCTTAGGGAACTGTTTCATCTGTCCCGCTGATCTAGCACAGAACGATTTACGTCGTTTTGCCCTAGATTTAGACGGCGATTTTTCCGTTACAGCCGTTTGCAACTTACTGCCTGGGTTGGCTTTCCGATAGGCTTTTACACCTTTTTTCGTCATGCCTGCCCCTTTTTTCGTAGCGCGAAAATTTCCAGACTTCACAGAAGTCTTTATTCCCATGTCTTTGCGCTTCGGCTTAGTTGCCATGTTACTGAGCCGCTCCTCCTTCGAAGAACAAGGTAACACTGGTTACGTTGACACTAGCGACGTCAATGAAAATTCCATTTTCAAACAGTATCCCTGCATCTGGGATAAACAAGTCTTGCGCGCCCGCAACGGCAGGGGTGGTAATTGTCAGCTTTGATGTACCGCCCGATGTACTGCCGTCTTTTAAGGAAAAAGAAGACCCTGTTGCTGTGTTTGTAAAATAAACACCTAACAATCTGCAACGGCCTAATACCGCAGAAGCATCAGCGGCCTTAGTGACCGTTTGGATATTACTACTGCTCATTGGTATCTCCTTATTAAGTCAGTGCGGCACCTACAGCAGTCACCCACGCCGCGCCAGTGCTGATAACCAAACAATATTCGTTATCGCCAGCGCCATTGTCACTTATCAAACGAACCTGACCCGCATTACCGGCGGCGGCAGTAGGTAAGTCACTTGTGGTTATTGCGGTTAATTTTACAAAGTTGGTAACAGTAACGTCGCCTGTGATGTCACCTGTGATGTCACCTGTGAATCCGTTATTTGAAACAACGGGACCTGAGAAGGTAGTTGTAGCCATGTCTTATCTCCTGTCGTGGCTAATGTCAGGCGCGGGATTGCACCTGTCAGGGATTTATTAATCTTATAGTAAAAGAAAAGGGGCAACAAGTGCCCCCTTTCCCTTTTTACTCAGCTTACGGAGTACCCGGAGAACCGAATATGCCGCGTGGATCGCTAAAGCCAAAGCTATAACGCTCACGAGCCTTGTAACGTACATTGCCAGTCTCAAAGTCGCCTTCGAAACCAGTGCTCATTGAAGTACGCTGGAACATCTTCATGCCGTTAGGCGCATCAGTCATGATAAAGAATGCGTCAGGGTCAGTCAGATAATGGTTGACTGAATAGCCCTGAGGCACCATTCCCATGTTGCGAGTGGCATTGATGTCGTTATCCGCAGTGCCTACACGAAGAGTAGACTTCAGGATACGGTCGGCAGTGAACTGTAATTCTTTTGGAATTATTAGTTTAGTGCCTTGGACCGCAATCTTGAGGCCACGCTCATCAGTGAAAGACGCGATATCAATCAGAGCCTGCTCAAGAGAGGCTTCTGAAAGATCCGCTGGGGTAGCAAGCTCGTTGGCTAGATCAGGACCTGAAAGGGTCGGATGATCTGTAGCACAAAGAGGCTTACCGTCACCACCGAGAGAGGTTGTGAAAGCATTGTTCAAGATGGAGGCGGCTTTAATTTGCTTAGTCGTCGCCATAGAACGTGCGAGTGCCTTAGTATAACGCTTTGCAAGACTATCGTAGAGGTTATCCTCAATAGCTTCCTCTGTCAGAGAGAACGCTAATGCGATAGTTTCGTGAGTGTAGCGCGCTGTGTAAACTTCCTGAGCCTGGTCGTATGCAACGCCAGATCCTTCAGATTTCACAGGAGCTTCAGCAAAGCCCGAAAGCATCACCTCTTCTTCGAATGCTCTGTCAGATGACTCGCTTTCGTAGATTTCAGCATGCTCATTGTCGTAAGAGCTGTATTCCAGACCGAACAAGGCGTTCAGACCGGGCTCGAGCTCTTTCACTAGTTGTGCGCGAGAAATAGCCATGTCTTATTCTCCTTACTGTCCGGCAACCCCTGCACTTCCGTACAGGTGTTCATTGATTTTAACAACAACGACAGCGTTAGCACCAACAGAGTTGTTAGGTGTATCCCAAAGACCAACGATCTTCAGGTTAAGCGCCGCAGTAGTTGCGATTGAGGAAGTATCCAGCACGTTAGCAGAAACACCAGTAGTGGTATTGCCTGTTCCTACAACGATATCAGCATTCTTACCATAGTTAGCGGCGGCGGAAGTGCCGTCGTTCTGGATGATGAAGAGCTGATTGGGGTCGTCTATTACGTCAGCAATAATTTTGCCCTGAGTAATATTGACGCCGCCTGGATAGTAGTTCTTCCAAGTGGGTTTACCAGTTGTCGGATCAATGTAATTACAGCCATTGAACACGCCCACAGCCGCAGTGTGGCTGGCGGGATTGAACTGGAGAATGTAACCATCCTTCAAAGTGACTAAGTCGCCCTGAAAGATAGCTCCGGCCTGGTTGTCAGCAATTTCGTAGCCATACTGTTTCTGGGAACCAGAGGCTGAAAGATTGCCAAGCGGACGTAGGCCAAACGCTTTATCTACATTTGCCATGATAATTGTCCTTTATTCAAGGTTAGTCGGCGTTCCCATTACGGGGTCCACCGATTGACACACGGCTGTTTCTCTCTGGTGAATTAATCTTCATGCTAGAATGAGCATTCGATTTCAACAGGTCGTTATCAGCCGCAGAAATTTGATCTTGTGTTCTCGATGAATAATAGGCCTGACGTTCTTCGGCGGTTTCTTCGGGAATACGCGCAAGCATCATCCCTCCGGAACTAATGACTCCAGCATAATCGCCGTCGTCAATATGTGATGAATGAAATTCAGGATACTCGTCGGCGCGAACCAACTCATAGCCCTCACGCAACTTTGCAGTTACGTTCATTTTATCTTCAGCACCTGCGATGTTCATCCTTATCCAACGGTGTTTATAACCAGGAGGGGCAGGAGGAGCATCTAGCCTAGAAGGAGGTGCCCACGGTTTGCGTTGCGCAGTTGCTTCACGAGTTTCAGTCGTGCGGCTTGTGCGTTTTAGGGATGGTACTTTGTTATTAACGTCATCACTCATGGTCTTAATCCTTCACATGTCTGGCATAGTCTTCAAGCGAGACTCCAAGTTTTTTGGCTATCGCAACCTGACTTGGCGTCAGCTTTACAGTGCGGCGTGCGTTATTTACTCCCGATGAACGGGTTGCAGGTGCCACCGTTTGCACGGGACGGGACGACCTGTTGTTCTTTTGCGCAGGCTCATATTCCTGCGGAAACATTTGGCGCATGCGCCTATCGATCTCATCATAATACTCGTCGGTCGTTGGGTCAAACCCTTCGTTCTTAACCAACTCGTTATGAATTCCATACACAGTATGCGTCATTACTGTGTTATTGCCAAACCATGGGTTGTTTTCAGCCCATTCTTCGGCTCTTACGTCCGGTTGTCGCCTTGGCTTCAGCACTTCAGGCTCTTCTTGCTGAACGGGCTGTTCCGCCTGCTGTTTCTGTACCGCTACCTGCTCCCCAAGACGTTGTTGCTCGTAGACCAGTGAGGTTAGGCGCTGTTGTGCCTCGGTCTCGGTGTCAATATCATTTTCTATACGAGCTTGTCTAATTACTTGCTTCAGCGCCATAATTTGAGACTCTGAGCGGGTTTGAGCTTCTGTCAATCGTTCTGTGCTGGTTTTACGATACTGCTCTTGAAGATTGCTGTTCTCTGACTGTATTTTTTTTGCATACTCCAAAGCGGCTTCTTCACGGCGCTGTGCCTCACGAAGTCTCGCCGTCATCTTATCAATACGCTTTTTAACTTTGACGGAGTAATCGTCTAGCTCTTCACCGTCTGGTTCCTGGCTAGAGGCTTTTTCTTTTTCCTCTTCTTTTTCTTCTTCAACTACAACAGAGTCCTCCTTCTCGGAGAGCTTGGCATCACTACCATCTTCATTCATCTCAACGGTAGCTTCTTCTTCCTCTTCACCTACTTTAAACTGTAGTTCTTCTGTACCTTGTGTCATGTTGATCTCCTTACATGTGCAGAATGTCTTCTGGGTCGCTAACAACCCCAAGAATTTCATCATCGTTCAGTAGCCTGATTTCACCGCCGTCTATTTGCAATCGAGATCCTGCATACTTTCCAAAGATTATCCAATCGCCTTCTTTGCACCAGGGACCTGTTGGGAACCTAGACGCATCTGAATAAGCTAAATCGCCCATCTTCAAAACATATCCCACGTTAGTGCCTAACTGAGTACGCTTTTGCGTCTCGTCGGATAGCATAATGCCTCCCTTAGTGGTTTTAGCTCCACGATAAGGCAGGATGGCAATTCGCCAGCCAGTAGGGGATGGGATAAGGTCTAAAATAGAGCTGGATAGTCCCTCCTCGGGTATTTTGCCTTCGTCACTGTAGGCATCATCAAGAGAGGGTTTTTTGTCTTTCTTGTTTTGCTCCCACTTTTTTTCAAGTGGGGTTAATTCAGCTTCTGCCATGTAATAATCCTCTGGGTTATAGTTCTTCTCGTTTTTCTAGCTGTACTCTTACAGCCTCACTAACAAGCCTTAAACCATCCAGACGACCCATGAGATACTTATAGCGTTCCATATCAGTAACGCCACTAAGAATCATTGTCTCAGTGTCACGTTCTAGCTTTCTAATTTCTTTCAGAATGCTTTCTGCAAATTCCAGCATGGTGTATCCATGTTATGCAGACGATTTAGCCTCGTCTGGTTGGCTAGTAAATCTTAGTGCGACGTTTAGCGTCTCTTCTTAAAACAGAACCGCCATTCTTCGCTCTAGCAGGTGATTTGCGTGCAGTGTTAAGTGCAATTGCAACCGCCTGTTTTTGCGCCTTTTTTTTGCTACTAGGCGTACTTGCGCCAATCTTACCAGTTTTTTTGTAAGACGACACAATTTCCTTGATGTTTTTTGATATTGTTTTCTTTGACTTTCTTTTGTCCAACGGCATCGTACTATCCTTTCGGCGCGTATATCCTTTCCCTAGCTACTTCAGTACGGTTTTCCGCAATTTTTTCTTGCGACTCGATTCTTGCATCGCTTGATCTAGCGTTTTCCTGAATCCGCATCTGCTCGTTAGCAATCTGCTGTTGTTTAATCTGAGCATCAATCTGGTCCTTAGCCGCACGTTGCTGAAGCTCTTGCTCCTTCAACTGGACTACAGGGTCTGCCTGTGGCGCACCTGATAGCTCGGTTTGCATTGCCTTCATTTCTTGTAGGTACTGCGTAACCTTCAATGCAACAAGTGCCTCTTTCTCAAGGTCAGACGCCATGTTGTCTGGATCAGTGCCATACTGCTTGAATAGTTCTGCTTCAGCGTCCTCTTCAGCCTTCAATCTAAT